TTTACGCATTGTTCATCTCCTCTGCGTCCTTGATAGATTTCTTTTTATACTGGCACCAATCGGGTGTTTCGTTTGTTTCGATTGGCAGCTTGCGGGACTGGCCGTCTTCGCTCTTGTTCCAAACGCACGTCCCGCCGATGTAGCCGCGACAGCAAAAGCCACCGCTCAGGCACTTGGCGACCAGAACGCCGGGTTCGTCTTTGCGTTCTATTATCACTGGTCCGAATGTGTATTGGGTCATAGTCCTGCGTTCCTTTCCATCATAGCATGTGCAAGATCGTCATCCGCCATCTCTTGCATAGCGGCGGCTTCTTCGTCATTGGCGCGGGCGCACTGGTCGCAAGCCCACTTGTCGCGCTCGTATTCTGTCAGGTCATCCTCGCTGAAATCGCAGCATTCGCAATAATCACAGCAGAATGTTTCCTCGAAGGCGGGCGGGTAGAGCCAAGAAGCCATTACATTTCCCCTTCAAAATGCGAACGATACCATGAGCGGGCTTCGCTCAGAGCGTAAGAAGTCGCTCCACCTGACTCCAATCCCAGTGCATTAAGTGTTGGAGACATATGGTCAGAGAAGTAAAGAGAAGAGCCATCGTGCCAGCACGGGCCGTCAAGCAGCCAGCATTCTTTGTGAGACGGCTCGGAGCCATCGTACTCCGCAGGGGTTCGGCGATGAACTTCGACACCGCCATAAAATGGGTAGTCCCATAGACCGGACCCCAAAGCCAACGTCGTTTCCGGCAAGCGTTGCGCCCAAACGTGAACGCCTCCAAGTGAGCCAACAACTGCCCAAACAAACCGCTCGCGGTCAGTACCTGGCGCGTGAACTTCTGCGATTTCCTTTAATACGTCAGCCATCAGAACCCCCATCCGTAAGCGATAAACAGAAGCATAAACGGCAGCGCCATCACGCAGATTGCACCGAGCAGGTCTTCGATGAAGTGTCTCATGCTGTCCACCCCGCCTGCTGGACTGCGCGTAGCGCCTTGATGCGGTTGCGCATTTCTTCGCGCGTGCAGCCGTGGTCGATGATATGGTCTATGTCCGCTGCCATCTCGCGCAGCGCGGTGACGTTTGCGCCCTCGCGGTTGCCGGAGCGTATCGCGTCGTAAATGGCGCGGTTGAGCGTCTGCATATTCTTTGCGTGGGTCATGTGTCGTTTCTCCTTTTATTGCGCCGGGGTCTTACGCGACCGGGCCAGTATCGACCGCAGCCCCGACGATAACCGCGATCATCGCGGCTATGGGTTTATCCGTTTGCGCCGTGCAGCATCATCATTTCGCTGCGGTCGTCATCTCCGTAGAAATCATTGAATGCCTCGCGGGTCATGTGGCGACGATTCCAATCAATCAGCGCGTCGTGCGTAACGCTTGCGGCAGTGCCGCGAGTGATGTGGCCGTCGCGGTGCAGAACCGTGCAGGCATCCAAAAGGTGCAGGTCGTTGTTGACATCAAACGCCTCACCGATGCGCGGCTTAATCTGAGGCAGGCCGAACATGGGCTTGAGGTCGGCGCGAAATGTGTTTGCGGTGCGGTTCATGTGTCGTTTCTCCTTGGTGGCGGGGCCGAAGCCCCGGTGTGTTAGGCGACAAGCGCGGTGGCGTTGAGGTATGCGGCGCGGTCCTGCGCCTCAAGGCGGGCAATCTCGGACAGGTTGCGGTAGTTTTCGCCGCCGTTGCTTGCATCTGCAAATGCCTGCGCTTCCTCGGATGTGTCAAAGTAAAAGCGGCTTAAGGTAGCAGAGCGTGCTGCGTATGCTGAGCCGCCGAAGGCAGTCGAAACCATCTTTGCTTCGAAAGTCATGATGGCAACCACGTTGTCAAAGGTTACGTTGTCGGTTGTGGCGAAGGCATATGTAGTCATGGTCGTTTCCTTATCTGGTGTTGGTGGGGCCGAAGCCCCGTTTGGTTAGGCGATGCGCTTGCGGATGCAGGAACCAAGCGCGGCAGCTTTTACCTGAGCGTCCGCCTTTGCCTCCGCCAGCGTTGCGCCTGTCCCCGTGACGACGTTTCCGTTAAATGTTGCTGCTTTGTAAGTGGTCATGGTCGTTTCCCTATCTGGTGGCGCGGTGGCCGTTGTTGATAGGTAGACATTACGCATTGCCGGATGCGATGTAAAGACAAAAATGCGCTTTACGTCTTTACGCTTTGCGCTTATGCTCGCCCCATGCAGAAACGAAGCATCATAAACTTTCGAGCGACGGCAGGCGAAATCACCCGCTGGCAAGCTGCGCTCAAAAAGGATGGCCGCACGGTGTCAGAGGTATGCCGTGCCGCCTTAGACCGACTTGCATCGCGGGTCGAAAAGCAAACTCAAACCGAAGGGAAAGACCATGACTGACACTAAACACCCGAACATCGCGGCAGCACTGGCCGCAGCGCAGGCGCAGATGGGCAAGGCGCTCAAGTCGGCGCAGAACCCGCACTTTAAGAGCAAGTATGCCGACCTGGCAAGCGTGGTTGATGCCTGCATGCCTGCGCTCAACGCCAACGGCATCGCCGTCATCCAGCCGATGACCGAGACCGACCTTGGCCGCTCTGTCGTCACCAAATTCATTCACGAAGGCGGCGACGTTCTTGAATGCAGCATCCCGCTCATCGTGGGTAAAAACGACATGCAGGGGCTTGGCAGCGCCATCACCTACGCACGTCGGTACGGCCTGATGGCATTGGCTGGCATCGCACCGGAAGACGACGACGGCAACGCCGCAGCGAAGGCCGCACCTCGCACCATCAGTGCAGACCAATTCATTGCACTGCGCGATACAGCCGAGGAAGCTGGCGTTCCAGAAGCTAAAATCTGCGCGGCATACGGCGCACCATCGCTTGAGCAGTTCCCGGTGGACGCTTTCGACAGGGCGATGAAGAAACTGAGCGCGACCATCGCGGCAAACGCGGAACAGAGCCAGATTGGCGATATTCTCGCGGAGGCACTGGGCAATGAGTGAGCAGGGAAGCCAGGAATGGCTGGCCGAGCGTGCGGGGCGGGTAACCGCCTCGGCACTGTCAAATGTGATGATGGCGAAGACAGCAGCCGGGTATCAGAACTACATGGCGCAGCTTGTATGCGAGCGCCTGACAGGCCAGCCTGTTGAGACATTCAAGAGCGCGGCGATGGAACACGGCAACGAGACCGAGCCGCAAGCGCGGGCGTTCTATGAACTAGAGACAGGCAACGAGGTGACCGAGGTAGGGTTTATCCCGCATCCGGTCATTGAATGGTCTGGCGCATCACCCGACGGCTTGATTGGCGACGATGGCTTGGTGGAGATAAAGTGTCCCCAGCCGGCCAAGCACATCAAAAACCTGACAGGTGGCAGCATCGACAAAGGCTATTTGCTGCAAATGCAGTGGCAGATGGAATGCACCGGGCGGACGTGGTGCGATTTTGTTTCGTTCAACCCGTCATTTCCTGAGCATCTAAAGATGCAGGTGACGCGCGTTGACGCCGACCCGAAGCTGCAAGCGGAGTTGCGGCAGGCGGTGACGGACTTCGTGCAACAGGTCCAAGGCAAGTTGGCCGAGTTAGAGGCGCGGGCATGAAGACAATTCGCGTCTTAACAGAACACGAGGCGCAGAAGGTGGCTGGTATGATTACCGGCCTCCCCCTGCCCTTCACCATCACCATCGGCGATGGCAACAAACGCACGCTGTCTCAGAACAGCCTTCTGCACAAATGGTATGGCGACATTGCCAAGCACCTCGGCGACATGACAGCGGCACAAGTCAAAGGGCAATGCCATGTGGCCTACGGCGTGCCAATTCGCAGGCGAGATCCGATATGGTCACGGGTATGGGAGCGGATGTTTGACGGCTTAACATACGAACAGCAATGCTTTCTATTCGAGCGTGGCATTCTGGCGATGACGCGCGAAATGAGCGTCAAGGAACTGACGGAATACATGGATGCGGTGCAGGGCCACTACCGGGCGCAAGGCGTGCCGCTGACCGACCCAGAGATACTGAAGTATGAGAACGAGGTGCCGCGATGAAATGGCAATCAATAGAAACAGCGCCGAAAAAATCAACCGATCCTGACGTTTCCTTTGGGCCTATGGTCATCTTGGCAAGCACGAACGGCCATCGCGCTATTGGATATTGGTCAGATGGATACGGCGTGCGGCGCGAAGGATGGGTGAATCCGCACGATCACCAAGTAATGAATTATTGGAACGCATTTACCCACTGGATGCCACTACCGGAGCCGCCGCAATGAACCTAACAGGACAACAGCCATCACAGAAGCCGCAGAGGGCCAAGCCAAACCCGGCCTATCTTGCCAAGGTCCGAGACCTACCTTGCATCATCTGCACAGCCTACTGCCTGCCACAGCAAAGCCCAACTCAAGCGCATCACGTCATTCATCAGCGCGGCAGTTTCCGCAAGGTGCCGGATGAGATGACAATCCCTCTGTGCGAGGGGCATCATCAGGGCTTG